CCTGAGAGTGTTCCAGGGCGTACTTGTTTACCATCTTCTGAAGATCTGCAGCTGTCAGGCTCCGGATCGGTCTGATCAGAACGCTGTCCAGAAACAGTGCCTTGTGTATCGTGGCATATTTGCTTCTGGTCTTCACGTTGTTGACCAGCAGTTCCATGGCAGCGTCATACGCTTCCTGGACAGTCATATCGTGCTCAATGACACGGTTATTCTTAATATCCAGCAATGCCTGGTCTCTGCACATTTTTGCCGCTTCCATGCAGAGCCGGTCTGTCGCATAGTCGCTCCGGTTAAACGATCCGAAGCATTTCGGCTTTCCTTTGTATTTAATAATGACTCTGAGCCGGTAAGAGTTCTTCAGCGTGTCCTGCTGAATGTGTTTTTCTTTCTTCATGTTTAGCCTCCATTTCTGTTAAAATGTAGGCATAGTAAAAGTGCGTGCCAACGATTTTACTATGCGGATCTCAGAGTGCTGCAACACTCCGGGATCGTTTTTTTGATTAAAGGATGTCATTCCAGTTTTCAGGGAAGCCAAGCGCCTGTATTACACCGTTACTGTTGATGACTTTCATACACCGCTTTAAGTCTTTGAATCTGCTCCGAAGAGAACAGATCAGGTTCTTATATTCAGTCGGGGAGATTAAGCACTTCATAATTACAACTGTTTGGAATACATCGTTCCTGGTTTTGTCAGAACTGATTCCTAATGGCTGATGAACCGGAAGGACATAAGGAATGGAAAAACCGTCACGATAAAAGAATAGATTGTTATCGTGGGCAACGGCATTTCTTATGGATTTGATATGCCGCAGTATCCCTATTAAATCGCTACTGAATAAACGTGCGTTTTCATTGTGAGTGTTTTTTTGAAGAAAATCTGCAAATTCTTTGGCAACGTTGTTTTGTATCTTTTGAGAACAGCATTCATACATCAGAATTACATCACCAAAATACATATATTGTATCAATACCCACAATGGGACAAAACCGTGTTTATTCATATAGTATTTGATGGCGTTATTTGTTCTTTTACCTGAGTAATCAGCAATTACTCTTTGAATATTTGTTATCAGTTTTAAGACTTTTTCTTTTTCTGAAGTTTTCCCAAATACATAACTGTTTGTATTTGTATAATCCGATGGTTCCGGATGTTCCACACAGAAGTAATATGACAGGATTGCTTTCAGGTACTTTTCGACTTCCATGATGTGAGAATACAGAGTGGCTTTAAGCGCTTTGTCGAAAATATAAACTTTTTCAATTTCCCGCAATGTAGTGCCTTCTATATATACATCACTTGATTCCTCAAAAAAACGACTGTATCCATTGATCATACTGTAATAGTTCCTACGGATTAGAAAGGTTTCAGCTGATGGAATGTCAGTAATACTGATACCTCTGCTTTGCAGGATTTCTATCTGTTCATTCACTAGTTTGAATGGTTTTTCCATGGATAATTCTCCTTTATAACGCAAAAGCCCCAACTGCCGAGGCAGAAGAGGCTTTTGTGCGTGTGGACCCCGTAGGGTTACCATCGCTTCCGTACCTCCATTTTCCTCGATAGAGTACCTATATGTCAATCGTAAGTGACTTAATTAATCATACTCACCCATACCATGATCCGCCTGATCGAATCCAGGGCGATCTGATAAGGGACGCCTTTTCTGATAGCAATCTCCACCGGATCACGATTGGAGATATTCTCATTCAGCATCAGGGCTATGGTAGCAAACAGATTCGCTTGCATTTCAACTTCCATCCATCTGGTCGACAGGAAGTAATTCATTCTCATGTTTGGTTTATAATGCAGCACATAGTGTGCCAGTTCGTGCCAGAGAAGAAACTCGGCATAGTTCTTATCGACAGTGGGTCGTAAAAAGATGACTGTGTGACCGGTTTCGGAGGACAGTATCATGGATTCTCGACCGTAAGCGATAAGCAGAGGCTCATAGTGAACCTCGATATCATAGTGATTCAATAATTCGTAAATGTTTTGTGACGGTAATGCTTTTATGGATCTGTAGACGGTACTGATGACATCCATGATCTATTCAATTGTTCCTCCTTTACTTATGCGTCATCGTTATCTCCTTTGCTGACAGCAACCCCACGTATCAGCTGGGCGACAAGATTTGCCATGTCGATAAGTTCCTGATCAGACATGGTCTCTAAGTTATAACCGCCGAACTGGGCAACCATAGGTACTTCCAGCATGAATTTGATTGCTTCCTGGGCAGTTTTGAATTCCGGAAGGGTTGGACGAGGTGGTACAGGTGCATCGTTATCATCAAGGTTGCCGACTATTAAAGCAGGATCAAGGTCTAATATTTTAGCCAGAGATGCTATGTTGGATCTTCTCATGTTATCAATATCGCCATTGATCCATCTGTAAACCGTGGCACGGTTGACGCCACAGCACTCTGCGACTTGATCTACAGTCAAATGCAATTCTTTCATTCTGTTATTTAGAAGTTCGGATACCTTTACCATATTGTTTACCTCGTAACTGTATTATATAAAAGAATTGCATAAACGCAATAATAAAACGCAAAAAAGTTTAGAATTGTCGCATATAAGCGTTGACATGTCTATTGTGGAGGATTATACTTTGGTTAGTCGCATAAATGCGACAGTCGGAAAGGAGAACGACATGAACAAAAACCTTCTGAGCGCACGCATGGTTGAACATAACGTCAACAACGCTCAACTCGCAGAAGCTTTATCTATTGATGAAGCAACCTTATATCGCAAAAAGTCCGGTGTTAGTGACTTTTATCGTCGGGAAATTCAGATTATCAAGAAATACTTGGATCTTTCTGACGAAGATATAAGGTTGATTTTTTTTGCAGATGATGTCGCATAAATGCGAAATTATGAAAGGAGCAAGCCAATGGAAGAACTTCTAACCACCCAGGAAGTTTGCCGGAGACTGAAGAAGAACCGGGCAAAGGTCCAGCAGTATCGGGAAGCCGGCTTACTTCGCATGTTCAAGATGGGAAGGGGGTATGTCACTACAGAATCAGAATTGTCCAGATTTATGCGTTTATGTGTCGAGTATGAACTCGATCTCAGCAATCCGGATCGGATTATTCTGGCCGGAGACAAATTAAAAGCGGCTCGCTAGTGGAATAGACACGCCGCTCGATGGCTGTGATAAGCCATCTCCATTTTAGCAGAAAAGGAGATAAAAACATGGAAATTAAATTACATTTCTTGCCGGAGAAACCAACAGAATCCTGCAAGGTAATCGTCATCAAAACATTATCAAACGGAGAACTCTGGAAGGTTGAAGACACGACCTATTCAACGTACTGGGGACTGTTCCACATGACTGACGAAAGAGAAGAACTTCCCAAGTGTGTCAAGGAAATAAACGAAATCATTACCGCATGGGCATATTTCGATGAAGCGAAGGAGGAATACAAGGATGAAGTTCTCAGATGAATACACAAGAGATGATCTCATCTACATCAACCATGCCACGTTCATTACTTCAATGCTCATGTTCGTTATGGCACTCATTGCCAAGGTTGTGGGGGTCTTATGAAGGCACTCCGGAAGAAACCTGGCGAGGATTTCACAGCCATTGAGATCCCGAACACACTGCCGGCATTACAGGCAGAGGTCGGTGGATATATCGAGTGTGTCGCACTGACCAAGGACAGCTGCATCATCTGCAACGAAGAAGGGCTGCTGATTGGGCTGCCATTCAACACAAACATCAACGGAAACGTTTATGTCGGGACGATCCTTGTCGTAGGCGTTGAGGGTGAAGACTTTACCGATGTACCGGCATGGGAGGCATTCGCATGACACAGAACGAAGCAAAAGCATATGTCGCTGATGAGAAGAACTGGCATGTCATTGGCGTGACTGATTATGCCCGGATCGCAAAGCTGGAATACAAGGAACTGGCATACATCACCATTCAGACCAAGCAGATGAATATGGCTGCATGGTACCTGCACAAGACTGCTGTCATCGAGTGGAGCAACTCGCTTTATTACTCATACGACAAAGAGCACGACTGCCTGGGATACGCTTGCAGACCGACCCAGATGGCAAACGAAATCTGGCAGGAGTCAAAGAAATGATCGCCCGGTGTTATGAGTGCGGTACCAAGTTCCTGACACAGCGTGGAGGGATCTTCGGCAGGGAATCCGGACGTTGGCTCTGTCCGGAATGCACCAGAGGCTACAACAACATGGCGAGCCGTTACATGGTCAAGTGTTTCCATAACATGACCGATCTGGAACGGCAGGCATTCGCAATCGACACATTGCCCGGATGGGGCGACTTTGATGAGGAGGTAAGAAATGAACTTCAGGACTGAAGAGAGAAGTAATGTTCCGCCGGTTAGAAGAGTGCTCACCGGCAAACAGGTCAGAGGCGTCTGCTGTGACCTGTACGGCACCAGAAAGGTCTGGTATGCATCGACAGAGGTGAACGGAATCGTCCACTTCACATTCCCGTCTGATGACGGCTACAAAAACATCAACATCGAGAAGAAGGAGCTGCTTGAGGCTCTGCAGCTGCTGGAGGTCTTATGAGCAGTCTGTATGAACTGACCGGCAAGTATCTGCAGATCCAGGCTGTTCTGGAAGCCGGAGACGAAGAATATCCATATGACATGCTGACAGTCGGCGAGGCTCTGGATGAAAAACTGGAGAACTACGGACGCATCATCCGCAACTTCGAAGCCGACATCGCCGGTTATGATACCGAGATCCACAGGCTGACGGAATTGAAGAAGTCACGCCAAAAGGCCATTGACAGGCTGAAGGAGAATGTTTTGGATTCCATGCGGAAGACAAACCGTCCCAAGGTTTCCACCGGACTGTTCAACTTCACTATCGCTAAGAAGGGCGGTCTGAGACCGCTGGTTCTGGATGGCGATGTTCCCGAAGAATACTGTGTGGTCAAACTGGAACCGGACAAGGCCAAGATCCGTGAGGCCATCGAGCAGGACGGGGAAGTTCTTGACTTTGCCCACATCGAGGAAAGAGGAGAATATCTGAGGATTAAATAATGGCTATCGTTGTAATGATCTTAGGCGAATCCGGAACCGGGAAATCCGCTTCCCTGAGGAACTTCAAACCCGGACAGCTGGCGGTGGTCAACACGATCGGCAAGCCGCTGCCATTCAGATCCAAAGGATTTGAAACGCTGAATTCCGACATCTATTCCGATGTCCGCAAGTTTATGAAGAAAACGGACTGCAAGTCCATCGTTATTGATGACGCCCAGTATCTGATGGCAAACGAGTTCATGCGCAGAGCCAGAGAGAAGGGATATGAGAAGTTCACCGAGATCGGACAGAACTTCTGGGAACTGATCAATTTTTCCAGGCAGCTGCCGGATGACAGAATCGTCTACTTCCTGCAGCACACCGAGACATCTTCAGACGGCAGCACAACCAAGGCCAAGACCATCGGCAAGATGCTGGATGAGAAAGTCACCCTGGAAGGGATGTTCGCCATCGTGCTGAAGACCGTTGTCGATGATGACGGCTATCACTTCAGCACACGCAACTCCGGCCAGGACACCGTCAAGTCTCCGGTCGGAATGTTCCAGGCGGATCTGATTCCCAATGACCTGAAGATGGTCGATGCGAAGATCCGTGAATATTACGATCTGGTTGTCGAAGATCCGGAAGAGATTCCCGGAGGCAAGTATCTGGAAATCAACGCTCCGCATGTCGATATCGTGGACGATGAAACGTCACTGGTCGGAAAGACAGAATTCGGACGCATCAAGGAAGTCATGGACAAGTACGGCATTGAGAACGAGGAACTGAGAGCGTTGGTCGCTGACAAGGGAATCTATGACTTCACCACTCCGATCAGCGACTATGACCCGGACTTCATCGACTATCTGATCGAGAACATCAACAAGATCAACACCGCTATCGTTGCTAAGAGAGACCCGTTAGGGTAACAGGAGGACAAAAATGGCAAACAGCAAATATGTAATGGAATTCGAAGTCGAAGATCAGGAATATGTTCTTCTGGCTCCGGGCGAATATGAATTCACAGTCGATTCTGTCGAATATGGAGACTACAACGGGTCTTCCAAGATTCCGCCGTGCGGTAAGGTCACCGTCAATATCCATGTGGATACAGACAAGGGCAGGGCGTTCCTGAATAACAACTTCTATGTCTGCAAAGAGTGCTCCGGTCTGATCGCTGCGTTCTTCAAGAGCGTCGGCGAACTGAAAGACGGCCAGCGCACATTCAAGCCGGACTGGGATAACCTTCCGGGAAAGAGCGGTCTTGTGGAAGTCACGAACCGTGAATATAACGGCAACCAGTACAACAACGTGAAACGCTTCCTGGCTCCGAAGAAACAGCAGCAGAAACCGGCAAAAAAGAAAGCTTGGAGCGACACTGAATGGTAATCTTGTTCACCGTTCCGGG